AAGTGATAGCAGACTCATCACATATAGTAAAGATAGAAACTAACTGAGCATATCCATCATTAGATATAGTAACACCAATACCACCTTGATTATATTGTGTATATGAGTCAACATTCATGGCTTTCAGACCCATGACTGCGTTTCCATCAATCTTCATACCAATTGAATCTGGTACAAAGTTTGTACAGTTTCTAACGTAAGGTCCCTGTGTGATGATACCTGCAATTCTTGCACCAGTACCAGCATCACTAACATTTATAGTAAATGTATCTGTATCTGCTGCTGTAATTGCAGTGAATATACCTGCTACAGGGTCAGATGCTCTAGGATATGAGTGAGTTGAAGCATGTGAATCTTGATCACAAGAAAATGCTATACTATTGGTAACAATACCAACTGTATCACTGACTGTTAATCCATGAGATGACTTAGTAAATGTAGTAATACCTGTAAGTGGATCGTACGATACATCTGTAGGTGTGACTGATGAACCAGTGTGCCAATTAGGACCTACCTTTATTGCATTAGTTGCACCATATCCTGAAGAGAATGTATGTCTATTGACCACACCCTCTGGTGGAAATGCTATAATAGCACCTGTATTTGCAGCACCAACGAAGGACAAGTTCTGAATCAGTGTTCCGTTAGTAACATGAAATAGATCCTTACCAACATTTGTTGGAACTATTTGTGTATTTCTAAGGTCATCACCATCAATCGTGACATTTCTTGGTATCAAGATTGGATTATTTTCTGTGTATATACCACCTGCAACTCTAATAACATTACCAGCTACCGCTATACTTGTGGCACCACCAACGGTTCTCTTAGCAGTTCCTGGTGATAGTCCATTATTTTCATCATTTCCATTCTCAGTTACAAATATAACGTTTGATATTTCTGATCCCTTTGGTTCCCATACAGATTTACCTGATGCATCTGCACCTAACACTGAACCTGCAGCACCAACAGTCTTATTACTATCTAATAGTTGGGAGTCAAAATGAACCTGACCACCTTCTGTTTGTAGTAAGTATTCAGGTATAGTACTACCAATACCTACTCTATTATTTCCTGAGTCATAAACAAAATTATCTGCTCCCCCAAACTTACCATCTGCTCCTTTAAATTGTACAGTCTTTGTACCACCTGCAGCATTTGTGGTTATATCTGCCTGAGATGTGAATGAAATTCCTGTGCCTGTACTGATAAGAACCTGACCATTTGTACCCTCAGATACATTAGAATCAAAGAGTTTCTTTCTTATAATAGTGTCTTTGTTTATATCAAAGTCTTTACCTGGTTGGGTACTACCAATACCCACAGATTCTGCTGCGACTATCCCGTCAAAATTTGCAGTCAGTGCAACATCTAATCCGTATTTCGGATCGGTTTTACCAATACCAGTCTTTCTACCATCAGCATCAACGACCAGTGCGTCATCACCAACTTCAAGACCTTTTTCTACAGCAAATTTTTTATTTACTGATGCCATCTACTACAATGCTCCTTAGTATGTGTATTTATCAACTTACTCGTATAATGTAAGCAATAGCGAAGTATGGTGGTAGGTTCTTATCAGTTCCTGAGACACCCTCTGAACCAGTATTACCTGTTATGGTAACAGTCTCTGTACTGGTTGTTCCAGTATCACTAAAGTTTGTTCTATCTTCAGGTCCACCACTCTGGTTCTGTTCAGGTCCTGATCCACTTGGGTGTGTTGCTACAGTATGAGTGTGAGAGTGTGATGCACTTCCACTAAATCCGTGTTGGTGATCTACTAATATTGCATCTTTTGAACCACCTGTGGTACCAGCACCGTAAGTTGAACCACGACCAATTACAAATCTATCCTCTAAGTTTGGAACAGTGATACCGTTGACAACATTTCCTCCGTTAGCAGTATTACATAGCCTCCAGCTTGAAGGAACATCTCCATCAGTTCCAGACCACATTATAATACCACCCAACGGTATGGCACCACCACCAGTGAAACCACCTGTTGCTGTGACAGATCCTGTAACGGATACATCACCACCAACACTTAGATCATCAGCGATTGCTGCATCGTCAGTAGAAACTAAGTGTTCACCTGTGACTGTCTGAGATGCGGTTAGATTTGCTGCATTAGCGGTGGTTGTGACTGATAATGTATTTGCAGTAAGTGTTGCTCCTGAGAATGTAAGTGATGAACTATCCTCTAATTCTCCACCTGATCCAGCGATTACAACTCGTCCAGCAGTAAGATCTTCTACCTTTGCACTGCTTGCTGCAAGAGTACATGTAGTAACACCTGATATGGTTATGTTACCAGTAATAGCAACATTACCAGTTACATCAACTACCTTATCATTCTCTGCATTTGTTTTTCCAACAGCTAACTTATCAAAAGCATAGTGTTCCGAGCTTGCCTCGTATGATATAGGTCCGAAACGTTGCCAAGGATTACTTGCATCTGTTGTCCTGACCCATCCAAGATATCCACCTTTATCGTAAGATGTAGCAAATATAATATTATCTGTACTACTTGAAGGTGTGTTCTGACTTATACCAAGATAAACTGATTGAGCTTGATCACCAGATCTATTACCCTTCAGTCTTAGATCAATAACTTCCGTATCACCACCACTGGTCAAACTATTTGTTACGTCTATATCACTGAAACTTGCTGTAAGAGGTAGTCTATTTTGTGAAGGAGTCTGATCTATTTGAGCAATAGTTGATGTCTCTTCACCAGTGATAGCGTCAATCTTCTTACGTCCTATAAAGAACTCACCTTTATCATTCAAACCTGTGTAAACAACAGCACCACCATTTACGTTGATAGACTGAGCAAAGATCTGATCATCTTCACTTAGAACTCTATCTTGTGTTTGTGGTAATGATGTTGAGTAGTTACCTGGACCAAATCCAAGGTATTCAAATGTATGTCCTGAAGCACGTATAGTAGAGTTTCTTCTATTTTCTACAGGTACAATTCTTATCTTTCTTACAGCATTGAATCTTATATGTGCTACTGCTTGTGTACCAAAGAGTCCTCTTATAACTTCTGTGCAGTTTTTATTTGCAATTCTTAGAATCTCCTCATCTATCATTATATAATCACCACGCCTGAACATTGCCTTCTTCTGCAGACCAATTGTGGTTGAGGTTGCAGACATAGCAGAGTCAATCACAGTTGTTTGTCCACCATAGATGGGAACATTCTGATTGAATCCCCTCATCGAGATACCTGCATCATGTCCATATGCTGTACCTGAAGGTGCGAAAGTAGGTGATGATGATGCACCTATATTCACAGATAGTGATGAACCATATCCTATTCTATCTTCAACAAGATGAGTTCCATTGTACTCGTTATTAGCATTATTGATGACAATCATGTCACCACGCCTTAGACCAATATCTTGGTATAATGTGACAGTTGCTATACCACTTGTAGTATCATGAACAATATTTGTAATTTGTGTAGAGACACCAACATGATATGCAAAACCTCCTGGTGTAGACCAGTCACCAATAGACTGTCCTAAGAATGTAACTCGTGTTTGCTGGTCAATAGCAGTAATTTTATTAATACCATTGAAAGCTGTAGATCCAATACCAACTGTTTGGACAATATCGTTAATCTTATTATCAATAGCACCAACTGTAACTTGACAATCAGTACCAGGTGCTATGAAAGGAACGCCTTTGACTGTGAGGACATCATTCACAGCATATCCACTTCCAGCATCAACTAAATCTACGCCAGTAATAGTAGCAGCAGCAGACACAGTTATATCTGCAGTTGCACCTTGTCCAGTTCCACCAAGTAAGTTTACACTATAATAAAATTCAGCACTTCCACTATTAGTACCATAGTTTGATCCACCTGTTACATTTGTAACAGACTCAACACCATTGAGGTTGTGTTGTCTTCCAAGATCAACGCTAAGATTTTTTATACTTCCAGATCCTGTTACACTAGCACCTGTAACACCAATACCAATACCTGTATGTTCAATAAATGAAAATATAGTTTCCTTTGTTATACTCTTAGATGTATCGTTGGTTTTTACCTGTCCAATCTTATCTCTAAGTGCAAAACTCACTGCTGCGTTAGGATCATCATCGTTATTATCAACACTTACTTCTGGCTTGAAATCGTTGACATCCTGTGCAAACTTTATTGAATCATCTGTGTATGGTGATACATTAGCAGAGTTCAAATATCCAAGAACTGTTATATCGTATATACCATCTTGTGCAGACTTTTGGAATCTTTGTACCTTTTCTTGTGCAAATATCTGGAAGTCAGGTCCAAAATCTTTTCTTGTAAAGAATGGATTGAATGTTCTTCCTGTTCCAACAATAGTTCTATCTACCTGAGTGTATGGTATAGTTGTAATCTTTGTGATTGCACCAGGATCTGTGCTGAGTCCTACTCTGAATGTCTTAGGATCATCAACTGAAGAGACAACATATGCTCTGTTGAATCCAGTATTATCAACACCTGTAGTATTGTTAGCACTTCTAATTCTCTTGACTTCAACGGGCTGTCCGACAAGAAGATTGTGAGGTTGTTTTGTTGTTATAATACCAACATTACTTGCCCAAGATGCAGTTATAATACTATTATCAGTTCTTAGATCTGTATCAGATGTAAGAGAAGCATCATTATCTTGGAACTTACTATCATCAAGTACAGATGCACTATCCTGAATTACAAATCCGTTGATTGGTTCTGCAGCAAGTGTTGAACCTTCTGGTATAGAATATCTTAGGCGATATATCTTCTCTAAATCTATTCTTGCGTCTGCCTTTCTTGCAATAGTAGTGACTGGTGTCTCAGGTGCTAATAAAAGAGCGTTGGTTGTGATAGATGTGGATAAACCATTTCCAGTGTTTACATTTACATACCAACCACCTGCTGTGTCATCATATTGTATTGGATGTCCTTCATCACCTGGTTTTTTATCTGCAACAGATGATACGATGGTCAACTTACCACCAATATTATTGATACCACTGATAGCATTAGCATTTATTGCAGCGTTTCTACTCGTTGCTAACTTCAGTTGATGCGTACCAATACCTGTTGTTACAGCAAAATATTTTTGACCATGTTCTAAACCATCAGGTAATGAACCATTCTCTGATATGACTCTTACAGATTCACCTGGTACTAATTGGTGGAATGTCTCAAGTGTAAAGATATTACTTGTTATACTATTGATACCTGAGTTTTGTCCAACTCTTACCTCCTTTATAGCAGATGCACCTAGATCAGGTATCTGAGGAGTAGGCATCAAAACATTAGCAGTTTCTGCTACATTATTAATAAGGCATGTAAGAACTTCTCCTCTTCTATTACCAACCTGATACTTAGTTGCTTTATCTGGAGGGGGATTACCCTTACTTGTATATCCTTGTAAGAATAACTTAGTATCACCTGCTGTAGTTGTGGTGAGACCTGTCGCTATTGACAACCAGTTAAACTTACCTTCTTTTACTGTATTCTTTTGAGGTGGTACGATGGAAGTAATATATCCCTTATCATCCTTTGTGAAAGCCTCATCTCTAAAACCTTTTGCTTCAAGTGCTAAAGCACCAAAGTTGGAGTTAGAGTTTGTAAGTGAGAAATCAGCACCAGATTCTGTTACGAAATGCTTTGCATATCCTATAGCGAATACAGATACAAGTTGTAAACCTGCTTTGTTAGATCCCTTGATATGGAAGTTTTCATAATCTGGTTTGAATCTTGCTAAACTATCTACATGTAGTGTAGTTGTAGATCCTAGTGTTGTTTGATCCTCATACACACCTGATGTGGTGTTGTATTTTACAAATGCATTATCATCTTTCTGTAGTCCAATACCAGTAAACTGTGCAGCAAGCATAGATTTGAATCCAGTTGCCTTATTACCATCAGCATGAAGTCCATTCATACCGAATACTGATCTGGTGGTGCAGTTGAATATGTAAGGAGAAGCAGATGATACAGTATCACTCTCAGGTACAACAGTTGGGTTGATACCTGTTAGGTTTGGTAATGCAGTTGTTGCAGGTGTAACTGATAGTGAATATGTGAATGTAGTGTCATTGATAACCTGTGCTACCACATGAGTTCCATCATACTCATCACCATTATTACCACTAGCATTTACATCACTGATAAGAACTGCAGTTCCTTTTGCTAAGTTATGATCTGTCTTGGTTATAACAGTAACAATCTTTGTAGCGTTTGTATCTGTAGAATTGGATCCTGAGAATATGTCTTCTATTTCAATAGCACCTATTTGTGATACAGGTCCTACAATCTTACTCTCTTCAGAAATTTTTTGGAAATCTTTTGTTGCTGGATATGGTGGTAAACTACGTCCTGAGTTAGTACCATAAGCACGGGTCAACTTAGCATAATACATGTCTAAGTCAGTATTACCTGATGCTCCCTGAAGGTTTACGCCATCAGCATACTCAAAACAAGTAAGTTTATGGTGTGAATAGTTTGGATTATATGTATTTTGTGTATAGTCTCTGAATACTCTGTCTGCTGGATCACCATCAAAGAATGTAAATCCAAAGAAGAAACATCCACCAGTAACCCTGAAGATTGCACTGTTTGCAATAGCGTTATTATTAGGTTGTGGTATGAACTTAGGTCTTATCTTTGTTTTTCTTAGGTCAGCACCTATGATAGATGTACCCCTTGGTAATATAACTCCACCCTCTACAGAGTTGAATATGTGTAATACGTTTGATGGATCCTGAATATCAAAGTTTGTGCCTATAGAAAACTCAGATATAGTCTTAGATGTACCATTAATATCTGTTATATTACCACTCGTATCAATTAGATATCCTGGTCTATTGTCAATATAGTGTGTTCCTGTAGAGACATGTATAGTTGTTTTATCAAATCTATCGTTATCTTGACCTGGTTGATATGAAAATCTCGCTGACTCAATCAGTGCCCTTTGAATCGTCCTAAAAGGGCGAGTTCTTGAATTACCTCTATTGCTAACGTCATCAGTCGCATCGAGTTCTTCTGGGTTAACGTATAATACGTTTCCCTGTACATTTTTTAAAAAATTCTCAAGTCTACTTAGAGGCATTACCTATTCCTGTTACACCATTCCGTAAACTTATTTATACTACTCAGATTCGAGGCACTCTTTGTATTAGTGGCACTATGTCAGATTCTACCTTCTCTACTATATTATCTATTATATTGATGTCTATATCCATAAACGGTGGTGTAATACCCAAAAGTCTTAGCAAACCATCTACAAACAAAGCAAGAGTCGTGAAACCAAGTATCATACTAATGACAGTAGCATCACGATTATGCTTTGCCATAGATTCCTCATCTATCCGTCTTGCTTCAGCAACAGCATCCTTTACCAGTTTATCTACCTCTTGTTTGGTATAGAATTGACCGACAACTGGGATGCTGTGAAATTTTACGTCAGATAGTGGGAATCTATTTTTAGACATATACAACTTTTATTTCACTATCTATCTCCTCCGCCATCTTAGAAACCTCCAATACTTTCATAAACTGATCACTTGTGTCGCATAATAGTTCCTGTACTTGACCATCAGATCCAAATATCTTGAATAATCTTTTTGTCAAAGATATTTCTACTCTGTCAACGTACTCGTCTTGAAATTTAGGAAAGGATTCCATGTGAAAAAGGTAACTACATCTATGATAGCACACCCTGCCACAAAGTCAAATATCAGTTGTGCGATATTGTGCCTCGTTCTCACCTTCTAACAAAATCTCAGCATTAACATTGTAGTATGCATTGATAGGACCACCTGCTGCATTTCTAATGATGACCTTTGCCCCATATTGGATAGCATCAACAAATAATTCTTGATACACTCCTATTGGTGTGAGTTGCACACACAAGGTTTTCAAGTCTATATGTCCTACCATGTACTCAGGTAGCTCGATGATACCATCGACTTTTACAGTTCCACAAGTGTTCATGATTTTTATTTTTATTATACTACGGTTTTTGTATTTTGTCCAGTATCATAGTTAGGATCCTTAATGTTTCTATCTTTATCAGACGGATCAAGTTTTAGGTTGGGGTCAGGATAATCTTCCCACGTCTCACCTTCATACTCTACAATAAGTGGGTTTATATCATTTCTCTCACCATATACATGGTAGAAACAATCAATATCTGAATCAGATTCTAATACAATTTTCTCACTATCAAATGACTTGACATAGATGTCTTCTTGCTTCCCAATAGGTGTAATCTGTACTGTAATACTATCTTCATACACCATAGACTTCCAGTAATCAGGTAATATAATTTCTGTGTTTGATTTCAATCTACCTCTATGATATATTGCTACCTCAGGTCCTTCAATACATGCATATCTCAATCGATATCCTTCTTTTATAGGATGCTTTATATCAAAAGACTTTCCTAAAGAGTCAGCAGTTCCAAATCTAGAAGCAAGTCTACCTTTATTATCTCCATCTATCTTACCTGTAACAAATAAATCACCATCAATAACCAAAGCATTTTCTTTTTGAAAACCTCCACCATCACCTACTATACTTACATCACCTTCAATATCAAGTGCTCTACCTTTCATCTCAGGTTTGAAGTCACCCAATGCTGTGCCCATATTGACAACACCAAATGCTATTTCGCTATGTGCACCTAAAAATATAGGACCTGTGACAGCAAGAGTGCCATCGAAAGGTTTGTCTCCATTCTTTGTCTCTACTGATTTGTCAAGTTTTTTTGGTTCTTCAGGTCCTATGTAAATTTTACCTGAGTCTAAGTCACGTAATCCAGCCATTAGTTCTTAAGAGTATCTGTAAGGGAATCGATGTGGGCACCAAAGGTAGGTGGTATGAGTTGTGATGTTGGTTCATGTATTCGCACGTATCTACCAACAAGATAGGACATGTCCTCTGAGAAGAGAATTAGTTTATTATGTGCATCTAATGTAACATCTTTACCCATCAGTATAACATAATTCTTAGCATCTAACCTAAAGTCATGCTTTGGATTTAACACTATATCACCTACATCAGCATCGGTTGTTTCCATAACAATATCCTTTGCTTTTAGATTAAAAGTACCATCCACATCAATATTGAGATCACCCTCTGATTTAATGTTGAGAGGTCCTGTTCCTTTTTGTATTATATTACTACCTTTACTATTAGTTTGAGACTTGAGTTCCCATCCACCATCTTTAAACAAACGCAAACTACATGCAGATCCAGATGCTAATTGCACCTGACTGTCTCTTTTTTGTTTTTCTTTTTCTTTACCAATACGAAGAAAACCATCTTCAGGATTAGTAAAAATAATTGGTGGGCAATCAGATGGTTTAGTCATTAGTAAGAGGAAACACAATCGATAACTTGAATTACCTTTGTAGTAGGTAATATTGGTTTTTCATAATCTTCAACCTTCATAATATTCAATATTGGTCTGACCATAGCACCAAAACCAGTATTACTGTTTATAGTGAGATCAGGAAGTTCAGTAACATCTTTCACATCAATGGGATTAGCACCAATAATACGTCCTCCTTGTATGATAGGTTCTAAAACTTGCCCATCAGAAGTAGTTATAGTATCACCTTCTTCGTATCCTACACCAGTTCCTATGACATCAATTCCATCAAGAACTGCAATTACTTGTTCTCCACCACTATCAGACATACCACCACCCAAGTAACCAGTTCCAGATTCTTGCATTACAACCTTGACTATCTTACCATCTTCAATTATTGCTTTACCTGAAGCACCTTGACCATTTTGACATTCATCAACAAAAACTACATCTGGTGGAGCTGTGAAATTGAATCCCATATCAATCATAGAGACACCAATAATCTCTCCTATTTCATTTATAACTGCTTTTCCAGCACCACCAATACCTTCTCCCCCGAAAAATACAACTTTAGGAGGTCCACATTTTTTAGCAAAAGGTCCGTCATCACCATCACATCCACCAACTTCATCAAGAAGTTCCATTGCTTCTGGGTTGGATTCTTCAAGTTCTGCTAATCTCTTTTCAGCACGAGTACCAAATCCATCAATCGAAGAAGAGATACCTGCAAAAGGAGTCTTGACATTCTTGAGACCAGGAAATATTTTTTCTCCAATACCTTCTACTGTTGGTATCAAATTCATTCTATCTGCTATTTTACCAAGTTTACCTATGTTAGGTTTTGCAAGACCATCAGGTCCTACATTAAGATCCCAATCAGTTGGATCTTCCTCACACTCCTGACCTTCACAGGAAAACAACTTGAGTCCTATTTGAGCAAAACCCATTGCTTTCTTCATCATTGAAGAAAAATCTGGTAAACTAGGCATGCCACCTAATAGAGCACCAAGTGGATTTGATAGTGTGTTCAACACACCAGTAATAGCATTGAGAGCAGGTCCGATTGCAGAGGATATTTTATCTGTTATATTAGATAATAGACCACCCAATAAGTTTTCAGCAGCACAGAGTGGGAGACTTACTAATTTACCTAAAACATTTTTCAATAAACCTTTGATCATATTGCTAAGACCACCCAATATATTTTCAAATAAACATGATAATTCGTTTTTTGATTTATCTATCTTGAGTTTTTTCAACAAAAAATCAGGTTCAGTAAATTTCAACATGCCATCAACAGCATCGTCGATTTTTACCATCATCTCCGCTTTTGCCAATCTAAGATTGACTGACAAAGCACCACCTATTTTACTTGATACTTTTTCAAGGACTTTATCAAAATCCTCTGTTGGAATAGGAATATTGAATATTTTATCAATATAACCAAATGGAGTTGGTTCCAATCTTTCAACAAACTCCATTATCCCTTTCATTTCCTTAATAGCATCACTAAAAACCTGTGCAGGTTTAGTACACTTCTGTGCTTTCTTTACTACTATTTTTTCATTGTTTACTTTTTTAATATGAGTCTCTTGCCTTGTACCACTTTCATCAAAAATTTGATTATTTGCATTTAGGAAACCACCCAGGCTACTTGGTTTGAACCCAGCTGTAAGTTTTATGTGAGCACCGTACTCATATGCCTGTGTGAATGATATAGGTTGATACTTTGAGGTTTCATTACTTGTTGCCTGTTCCCATTTTATTGGAGATGTAACAAAAGTACTCTGTGGCATTGAACCAAATATCACAGGTTGTTGCCCTTCATCACCATCCAAGAAGAAACCCATTACGGTCTCTCCTCCTTGCAAAGCAAAAGACTGTCCACCATAATTATTCCCAGACCCCCAGTTTGCAGGGGTTAGGAATTGTGCCCATGGCAAGTCTTTATCTTTCATTTCGGGAGGATGAACTCCTAAAATTCTTACCTTTGCCCTGTATCCATCGGTTTCATCAAATTTACGCCAAGCTTTATCCGTTGTTACCTGTGCGACGAACCAATTAAATCCATCCTTTCCAGCAAAATCAATTTTAGATAATTTTTGTTCAAGCATTAGTCGTCATAAATTAAACACTCAGGTTCGTCTGGATGTTGATCACACCATAGTTCTATAGTGTTAGGATCGTGATGATCTCCAGCTTCTATCTCGTCATGATGATGCTCTTCATAATCTATAAGATCATGGAGTTCATCTTCAATGTGATGACGTGTTGGTTCGGATATTGTAGGATCCTTTAAGATCTCTTTATCCTTTGCAATGTGATCTTCGATAGTTTTCATGATAGCTCCTGATAGGAATCTCTAACCAATTCTAGTCCAGTATAGTCCTTATCGCCACCAAATTGATGGCATAATTTAGAAATCATATAAAGACCTGATTGAGGACCAGTTGTATACGTATTATTTATTTCAGGTAATTTGATGAATATTATCATACCTGCTCTTAGATTCAAATTTGTGGGAACCACTACTTTTGTTATCTGTGAAAAAAGAGAAGCATATCTTGAAGTTGATTGTGCCTGTCTAAAGTAGGATTCTTCATTTTTTGTTTTTGAATCCCCTGAAGGTGCCATTGCACCATTATCAGTTATTTGTAATAAAAGTCTAGAATAATTATTATCAATACCATCTGGTATTATATTTTCATCAGCAGAACTTTTCATCTGACCCTGACTATCCCTGTAACTATATTCTACAAAAGTTGCTTTTCTTGTGATTATATTATAATGCCAATTAGCAGTTCTGAAATGACCCACTGATAATTGTTGTAATAGATTATGATTTACTGATAATGTGGGTTGAGCAGAGAGTGTATAGTAATTACTTACATCAACAGTATTTTTACCAATTTGATATTCATAGTTTATTACATTATCTTTATCTGCTGCATCAAATGTTTTGTCAATGTCAAGTAAATTGAATCCATCTTGTGTTTGAAAAAATAAAAAACCCGCAGAACCCTTTGTTTCGCTCATATCTCCATTGATACATTTCTTTGCTAACCATGTGCATGCAAGCAAAGGTCTACGATACCCTCCACAAAATGAGTAAGTATTTGATGAAGAATCAGATACTATCATTTCTCCACCCATATCACCTACTATTGACACTATATTATCTGATATATTTCCAGTATATTTTTTAGTAATCCTAGTGGTATGATTATCAAAGGCAGATTGTGGTTCACATATAATGTTATACATCTCACGTTTTGCTGTTGCTGTATAACCAGTGACGTTACTTATTTTCATCATCTGCTTTATAGTTTGCCCATTAGACTCTATTTCAATCACTACTTTATTACCACTTCTCACAGGCAATTTATTATATCTTCCAAAGACATCTACAATACCAACTTCCAAATGAACTGATGTATCTGTAACATCCTCGTAAAACTTAATACCATTAGTCTGTAATGAGAAATCTAACGGTGTGCCTCCATCTGGGGGAAATATCTCAAAACGTAAAATTTTAGAACCAATTTGGAATTTACTCATACCGTCACCTTCGCAATTAGTTCACTGTATTTAGTGGCAACATCAAAAGGATCTGCTTCTAGAATTATAGGTACCATCTGTGTTTCTGGTGTTTGCATGGCTTGTTGTGGTTGAGTATTATTATTATTACTATCTTGGAATATGATTATGTTTTGCTTCATACCTTGTGATTGACCCCTTGACCTAGTGTAACGGTTCTCCTCTGGTATAACTCTTTCTCTACCATGCAATACAGCAAGATAACCTGTCTCAGGTCCATCTATCACACCACCTTCAGAGTTTTTGGTAATATTTGGTGGAAGACTTTTGTTCTCATTGATATTTTTCAAATTAGGATTGGATTCAAATTTCTTTGTTATTGGGTTGAAACCTGGTTTTAGG